AGCAGTTCAAATCCTGTACGGGTTCTGAGGTTCGCGAAAGGGGGTGAATGGGATGCCGGGTCCGATCCCGAAGCGCTCAGATCAACGCAGGCGCCGCAACAAAGAGAACGGCGAGGTAACTAAGGCTGTGGGGGGTGCTCGCGTCAGCGACGCTCCTGAGGCCGATGAGGAGTGGCATCCCATCGCCCGGGAGTGGTTCACCTCCCTCGGGCAGTCGGGGCAGTCGCAGTGGTACGAGCCCTCCGACTGGGCTACCGCCCGCGTGTGGGCTCACCTGCTGTCGCTGACCCTGGAGTCCGGCCGTCCGTCCGCGCAGATGATCCAGTCGTGGTCGAGCGGCGCTACCGAACTCCTCACCACCGAGGGTGCGCGTCGGCGCGCACGGGTGGAGCTGGAACAGGCCCCGGAGGTTGATCCGGCCGAGGCTGCGAAGGTCGCGAAGATGTCCGCGTACCGGAAGGCCGCTGAACGCGGCTGAGGGGGTGGGTCATGGAGCCCATCCGCACGTGGCCGGACACGGTCCCGCCGGATAATCGGACGCTCGGGTGGTCGGTCCTCGAATGGGTGACGGACTACGTTCTCCAACCCGATGGGCCTACTGCTGGTGAGCCGTTCACGTTCACCCCCGAGCAGGTCAGGATCGTGCTCCGCTGGTTCGAGATCGACGACGCCGGGGCGTTCAAGCGCCGATCCGGGACGATCCGGCGCCTGAAGGGATGGGGCAAAGACCCCTTCCTTGCCGTGCTGAGCCTGGTCGAGTTCGTAGGCCCGTGCCGGTTCGGCGGGTGGGACTCCGCCGGCGAGCCGATCGCGGTTCCGCACACGTCGCCGTGGGTGCAGATCGCCGCCACGTCGATGACGCAGACGAAGAACACCATGCGCCTGATGCCGGGGCTGATCTCACCGCGGATGATCGAGGAATACGGGGTCGACATCGGCAAGGAGGTCATCTACTCCCGTGCTGGTGGCGTCCTCGAAGCGGTTACCTCGTCGCCGCGCTCCCTGGAGGGTGGCCGGGCAACGTTCGTTCTGCTGAACGAAACTCAGCACTGGTTGGCGAACAACTCGGGTCACGACATGGCGATGACGATCGCGGGCAACATCGGCAAGAGCCGTGGTGGTGGCGCCCGGTCGATGCAGATCACCAACGCTCCGCTACCCGGCGAGGACTCCGTCGCAGAGCAGACGTGGGAAGCCTGGTCGAAGGTTCAGGCCGGCGAACTCGTCGACTCGGGCATGTACTACGACTCGATCGAGGCGCCGGCGACGGTCGACCTCGGCGACGAAGAGTCGTTGCGTGCGGGGATCCTCGCTGCACGCGGGGATGCAACGTGGCTGGATATCGACTGGATCATCTCCACGATCTACCAGGGCACCTACCCGCCGTGGCAGTCCCGCCGCATGTTCCTGAACCAACTCACGGCGCCGGACGATGCTCTCGTCGCGGTGCACGAGTGGGACGCGTGCGCGAGCGCGGATCGGTTGGAGCCGGGCGACGAGATCGTCCTCGGTTTCGACGGTGGGCGACGTGATGACGCAACGGCCCTGGTCGCGATCCGCATCAACGACCGTCTTGTGCAGCCTCTCGGGATCTGGGAGGCGCCGGACGGTCCGGCCGGCCAGGACTGGGAAGTCGACCGGGAAGCGGTCGACGGCATCGTCCGGCACACATTCGAGGTGTACAAGGTCCGCGCCATGTTCGCCGACGTTGCTCTGTGGGAGTCCTACGTCGACCAGTGGTCGCAGGACTTCCGACGCAAGCTCCGAATCAAGGCGTCGACCCGGTCCGCAGTGGGCCGGGACATGCGCGGCGGCCTCAAGGAACTCACCGAGGCCAACGAGCGCCTGGTCGCCGCGATCGTGGACGGCAAGCTCAAGCACACCGGCCACCAGTCCCTACGCCGCCACGTGCTGAACACACGCCGACGCCTGAACGCCTACGGCGTCTCGTTCGGCAAGGAACACCGCGAGTCCAAACGCAAGGTCGACGCCTACGCCGCGATGATGCTCGCCGACCTCGCACGCCGCACCCTCCTCGAATCCCCGAAGTACCGGAAACGCCGCATCGACGGCAGCAACAGAGGCTCTAGGGCGGTGGTGCTGGGATGACGACGATTCACGCGACAGGGCTCACCGACCCTGAACAGGACACGCTGAACAAGATCGTGTCCCAGATCGAGGCACGCCGGTCCTACAACGAAACCCGCGAGGCCTACTACGAAGGCTCGAAGCGCATCCGACAGTTGGGGATCGCGATCCCGCCGAAACTGGCGGATGTGGAAACCGTCGTCGGTTGGCCGGGCATGGCCGTGGACGTGTTGGATGAGCGCCTCGATCTGGACGGTTTCGCGCTCCCGGACGGCGACATCGACGACCTCGACCTTGACCAGGTGTGGCGCGACAACCGGATGGACGACGAGACCGGGCAAGCCCATCTGCCCGCGCTGATGCATGGGGTGTGCTTCGTGACGGTCTCCGCCGGCATGGAGGGGGAGCCGCCGGTGCTGATCACCGTCGAACCTCCGACCCGCATGTCGGGACTGTGGGACACCCGGGCGCGCCGCCTGTCCGCCGCTGCGTCGGTGGTCTGGGACGCCGACCAGGGCCGGTACACCGCCGCCACGCTCTACCTCGCAGATCAGACGATCTTCATGGAGGCGCCGACCGGTGGGGGAAACCTCGCGGTCGTCAAACGCTCCGAACATCACCTCGGCCGGCCTCTGGTCGTGCCGCTGGTGAACCGGCCCCGTGTGGGCCGTCCGTGGGGGCGTTCGGAGATCTCCCGCGCGGTGATCTCCTACACCGACTCCGCGGTTCGGACCCTGCTGGGCATGGAGGTCGCCCGCGAGTACTACAGCTCCCCGCAGCTCGCCCTTCTGGGTGTGGCTGAGGAAGCGTTCCAGAACCCGGACGGGTCCGCGAAAACAGCGTGGGAGGTGTATCTCGGCCGTGTTCTGGCGCTGACGCGTGATGAGGACGGCGACCTGCCGCAGGTGCAGCAGATCTCCGCCGGATCCCCGGCGCCGTACCTGGATCAGGTGCGCGGGCTCGCGAACATGGTCGCCGGCGAAGCCGCGATCCCTCCGAGCTATCTGGGGTTCGTGACCGACAATCCGTCCTCGGCCGATGCGATCCGCGTGTCCGAAGCGCGGCTCGTCAAGCGCGCCGAACGTCGACAGCGTGTGTTCGGCGCCGCCTGGTGTGAGGTGATGCGTCTGGCTCTGCTCGTGCGGGACGGCGCCATCCCCGAGGAAGCGAATGGTCTCGTCGCCCGCTGGCGCGACGCCGCCACACCGACCCGGGCTGCGATGAGTGACTCGGTCATGAAGTTGGTGTCGGCCGGCGTGCTACCGCCCAACTCGGAGGTCACTTACGAGCTTCTGGGCTATGACCGGACCACCATCAACCGACTCGCCGCTGAAGCACGACGAGAGCGCACGACGTCGATGCTCGACAGCCTGTTCTCGGTGCCACCGGCGACCCCGGAGGTGGCCGGTCTGACCCAGGCAGGGGCCGCGGATGTCGACGACGCTTGACCGGCAGCACCGGGCCATGCTCAACCGGGTCGGGGAACTCGCCGTCGGTGACCTGGTGGCCCTGTGGCGCGCTCTACCGAAAACGGACACTGAACGTCTGGTCGCCGCGCTCGTTGAGCTCGTCCCCGAGCTTGCCGGCCGGTGGGGAGATGTCGCGTCAGTAAGTGGCGCCGACTACTTCGACGCGGTCCGTGACTACTACAACCCGGGCGGCTCCTATCTCGCTCAACCCGCGCCGCCCGCGCCGGTCGAGCAGGTGCAGGCGGGGGTGCGATGGGCCGTCGACCCGCTGTTCTCTACCACGCCGGATGAGGCCGCCGCGCTCGCGCGGCTGTCCACCAGCCTTGACCGGCTCGTGAGGCAGGCCGACCGCGACACCGTGGCAGGCAACGCCACCCGCGACCGGCGCGCGCTCGGCTATCGGCGCGTGGCGCGCCCGGGGGCGTGCGCGTTCTGCCTGATGCTCGCCACCCGAGAGGGCGACTACAGCTCGCAGGCCGCCGCCGAATCGGTCGGCGGGGGACGACGTGGCCGTATCCGAGGCACCCGCACTCAGGGCTCTCGGTTCCACGACCATTGCCGCTGTTTCGCGGCGCCGGTGTACGCCGGATGGGAGCCGGACGCCGATGTGCTCCGCGCCCAGGACCTCTACGACCGGGCCGGTGGGGACGTCCGGCAGATGCGCCGACTCATGGCCGACGCCACCTAGTTCTTCCTCGGAGGCCGCACGGTTCCCGAGGTCTTCCGCGTGCCCGCATGGGCGCGCACACCTGTTTCTGACCATCCGCCTCGGCGCCGCATGGCCGCGGAGGCTATCCCGCACGGGAGATCCCATGTCTGAGAGCAGCACCGACACCACCGCCACCCCGACCGAGGCCGAGTCCGTGTCCCCGGTCGATCCGCTCGCCCCGCAGCCGGTCCCGGAGCCTGAAGGCGCCCTCGCCCAGGCCGAGGAGTCGGACGGCATCGACTGGAAGGCCAAGAGCCGGGAGTGGGAGAAGCGCGCCAAGGCCAACGCGAGCGCGGCGAAGAAGCTCGAGGAGATCGAGGACGCGAAGAAGTCCGAGGTCGAGCGTGCCACCTCCAAGCAGCAGCGCGCGGAGGCTGAGCGTGACGAAGCGGTAGCCAAGTTGCTCCGCTATGAGGTCGCTACCTCCGCTGGCCTGCCGCTGTCGGTCGCCCATCGCCTCCAGGGCTCCACGAAGGACGAGCTGGAAGCGGACGCGCGCGAGTTGTCGAAGCTGCTCGCCGACAAGAAGGAAGCCCAGCGCAAGGAGTCCCTGACCGACCCCACGGCGGGGCGGTCTTCCGGCGCTGGCAGTTCTACCGCGGAGCAGTTCGCGGCCATGTTCAGCAAGTAGACCAACCTGAGGAGTCGCCGCTATGGCGGGTATCGACATCAACAGGACGACCGACGGTGTGTACCTTCCGCCTGCGGTGTCCTCCGAGATCTGGGCCGACGCCCAGGAACAGTCCATCGTTATGCAGCTCGCGCGGCAGATCACTTTGCCCGCCTCCGGTATGACGATCCCGATGATCACCGGTGACCCTGAGGCCGAGTGGGTTGCTGAAACGGACGAGAAGCCCATCAGCCGTGGGACGTTCGATAACCGGACCCTGACCCCCTACAAGCTGGCGGTGATCGAACCGTTCTCGATGGAGTTCCGGCGCGACCTGCCTGCCCTGTACAACGCGGTCCGCGGACGTTTGGCGAACGCCATCGCGCGCAAGTTCGACGAGGCGGTCCTGTTCGGCCCCTCTCCGGGGACCGGGTTCGACAACCTGGCGGACGCTCCGACGGTGGACATCGTCAACGCCGACGACGCCACCATGTATGACGGCCTGGTCGAGGCGATCTCGACCGTCTCCGACGCTGACGGTGAACTGTCCTCGTGGGTGTTCAACGGGAGCGGGGAGGCTCTGGCCCTTCAGGCTAAGGATGGCATGGGTCGTCCGCTGTTCATCAACAACCTTCAGACCGAGGGTCGCAGCATCGGTACGTTCCTGGGGCGCCCGGCCTACAAGTCCAAGCACGTTCGCCGCGACGACGCGACGATCGGGTTCGCTGGTGACTGGTCGACGGCCATGTACGGCGTGGTCGCTGGGATCAGCGTGACCGAGTCGGATCAGGCCACCCTGACCGACGGCGACACCACGCTCAACCTCTGGCAGCGCAACATGTTCGCGCTGCGCTGTGAGGCTGAGATCGGTTTCGCGGTGCGCCACAGTGACCGGTTCGTGCGGCTCACCAACGGCGGCTCCTGATGTCGTGGGCCGACCCGCAGGACGTCATCGACCGGTGGGTCGGCCCCGGCGCGCCCACCGACGAGGACATGATCCAACGGTGGATCGACGACGCCGAAACGGTGTTGCGCTACGAGGTTCCCGACATCGAGGAACGCCTCCAGGGCGGGGACCTGTCGTTGGACACGGTCGTGTTCGTGGTGTGCCGGATGGTCGTGCGCGTTCTGCGCAACCCGCGCGGGGTACGCCAAGAGGGTGTGGGCCCGTTCAACGTCACCTACACCGGAGACAAGCCGGGCGACTTGTGGCTGACCGACGATGAGCGCGCCATGCTCGAAGGACAGCCCCGACGCCGGCAGGCCGCTTTCACCATCGACCCGACGCCAGCCGGTGCGTGGACTCCGCGCCCGCCCGACCCGTGGGGGTCGCCGCATGGATAACGCCACCGTGGTGTTGCTGCGCCGTCAGGGCGGGGGGCGTGACCAGTACGGCGACCCGATCCCGGTCACATGGGAGCGGGTACCGCTGGCCTACGCAGCGGTCGCGCCCCGGATGGCGTCCAACGACGTCAGCGCGGATGTCGACTACTCCTACGGCCGAGTCTCGCTGGTCACGGGTCTGATCCTGTACGTGTCCTCACCAGAGACGATCCGGCCCGTCGACCGGGTCGAGGTCAACAACATCGTCTACTCGATCGAGGGCGAGATCGGCACGTGGGTGTCTCCGTACTCCACGTGGGAGCCGGGCCGTCAGATGGCGCTACGTCGAGCGGAGGCGCTATGAGCAGCGGTTTCGGTCGGGTGCGTCTCGACCATCGGGGTATCGGCGAGATCATGCGGTCCGATCCGGTCAGGACCGCCGTCACCTACGCGGCGGAACAGGTCGGGGCCGCGGTTCGTAGCCCGGTCCGGCCGGTGGAGGTGCTGGTTCAGCCGGCGGTGTCGGGGTCGGGGATCCGTGATGCTCGCCCGGTCGGGCGGGTCACGGTCATGACCCCTGACGCTCTCGCTCAAGAGCTGAAGCACGGCCGTATGGCACGTGCCGCCTCGGCTCTGGGGTTGGAGGTCGGCGAATGATCGATATCGATGCCGAGTACTCCGACCTCGAGCGGGACATGGTGGATCATCTGCTCGCCCTGGTCCCGCAGATGCCCGTCGAGTATGCGCGGGTCAGCGTGGGGATCGGCCTGCCCGAGGGGTGGCGCCCGGAAGGGGATCCGCATCTGTCGGTGCGCGAGGACGGGTCCTCGGAGGTGCGCGCCTGGTCCGAACGCGGAGCGCTCTTGGAAACCGCCACGGTTCGGGTGGTGGCGTGGGCCGACACCCTGACCCGGGTCAAACATCTGGCGCGTGTGGCGCGCACGGCCGCACTGCGCTACCCGGCACGTCCGGCTCTGGGGGTGCGTGCCTCGATCGACGACGACACCCGATCACCGATCGCGTCGTTCACCGTCACGGTGCGGCGGCGCCCTTATCTGAACCGCGCCCTCTGATCATCACGAGAAACAGGAGGCCCGCCGATGGCAGGCAACCCGAATAACGCCTCTGTGTGGGCGTATGCCGATGTGTACATCGGCTCGATGGACGCTGAGATTCCGGCTGACGGTGAGGACTTCGGCCCTGACTGGGACGCCGTCG